GTTCAGCACGTATCTTACGACGCATACCCAACATTTCATCGTAAGTCCCCAAGCCAAACCTGTAGTCCAGCATGAACTTAATTTCTTTCTCTTTTTCAAGTAGGGTCTTCTTGCGAATCACGATATCCATAGCTTCTTGCTCTATGTTATCGGTTCCATGTGTCTTCTTATCTAACCACGTTGGGTTTTTACGTTGAGTCTCTGCCCTACTTATATCCGCAACGGCGCAATACCACTGTCCAAGCTGCTTGCTAACATCCTGCATCTCACGACCAGCACCGACTAACATCTTCACGCCTTTAAACGCTGCGTTAGCTGCTGCAAAAGCTGTAACAGGATCAATCATATACTGTTACCTCATTAGGGTTAACTGATTTGGGTACGCAATAAGCTGTACCATAATCTCTTGTTTCGGGATACCCGAAGCGCCTAACTAAGTGTTCAGCGTACCAATTACATATATCTAATCTTTTAAAATATAAATCAGTACTTATTGCCGCACGTTCTGATCCTATGCCTATATATAGTATAAGAACAAAAACGTGTACCACATGCTTACCCCATACGACTAAGAATTGTTAACAACATGATAATGGTTGCGCCAGATGTAGCTATAAGTACGGTCTCAAGACGCTTTATTCTAGTAAAGACCTCTTTAAACTGTATTCTGACTTCCGTTTGCAAAGCGGCCATATCCCTTTCTAACGCAGAGACGCGTTCATCTATATCTGGCATTAGCTAGGCTCAACGGGCCAAGTCACATTTGTGGGAAACCCAGATTGCGCTGGCACATCACGCAGTGTCTGACGATAGGTGCGCCATGCGTCTGACATAGTTACATCGCTTAATGCTCTCCAATCAGTAGCCGTTAATTTAGCGTCCCTTGCACCTCTAACCATAGATGCTTTTTCTGCATCCGTTGAAAAATCCACCACTGACCCAGAGCCGTCAGAGTTAATAGAATTGTAGTTATTATCTAAAGATGTTTGCCATTGCTCGTCTGTAACCACAACATTCGGCGTAGGTATAGTAGAATGTACGTCATCACTGTACCAACCAAGCAGTTTATTATTGCTGTCTATGTGTGCGTATTTCATTTTAATGCCCTATCGCTATGTAGTAAACATTTGACGCATTTCCAGCACCTCCGCTGTTGGTGAAAACTGCAGAGGTCGTGCTGAAAGTGCCATTGTTTATTGTTGCTCCATTTCCCTTACTAATTGCGACGCTGTGAACGGCGTTTGGAAACGTAATTGCAAACGTCGCTGTCACAGTTGCCCCACCGCCAGCCATAATCTTGCCCCACTGAATTATCAGACCGCCGACTAGGGTGATGTACCCCGTTGCTGCGGTTGATTGTGCCGTGTATGGATTAGAACTTACAGTAGCCCAAGCCGCTGTTGTGCCGTTAGACTGAAGCAATTGTGTGTTAGAGCCTATGGTCAGTGGAGCCGCTACACCTGACGAATTACCTACTTGTATAGCACCCTGTGCTAAAGCGCCTACTGACGCACCTGTAGCTGTTATACTACCGCCAGCCGTTAGGTTAGCAGTTGCAGCCAAAGTAGTAGTACCGTCAGCCACCGTAGCCACTGTAGCGTTAGCGCCGTTCTTGATTACAACGTCTGTGCTGCTACCATCGCCCTTGAGAACCAAGCCATCAGAAGCTGTGGTTGTTACAGAGGATGACGCGAATCCTGCAAGGTCTCTAGCTTTGGTCATGTCTTATTCTCCGTTAGGGTCCAGCGGTACAAATGACGGACTACTTAAACTTGCTGGGTACGCCGCATTAGATGGCAAATCACGTAAAGCCTGTCGATACGTTGACCAAGTAGTAGTGATTGTAGGGGTGTCAGACAACATCATCCAATCAGATTGTTGTAGTTTTAGGCTACGCCATGTTTTAAAAGAATCTGGTGTTTGAGGAGTGTTTTGCTCTACACACCACAACGGAAAAGCACTCACAGTCATCGCAGGTTTCCTTTGTCAAGATAGATGCTCGTACTACTCAATGCCGTGCCAAATATTCTGTTGGCTTGGGGGTCTACTAATGAGATTTCGGTAATAACAGCAGCCGTTGTTGGTAATCCAAATGGCTTCCCTGCGGTCAAGCCACTCACGCTAGTATTTATGCCACCAGCTATCGTAATTTTTCCCGTAGCACCATTACTTATGTTTTCTTTGGCTATGCCAACAAACGAAGGAGCAGCAGGGTTTTGCCCTAAGACAACAGGACGAGTAGTTGATGAAGATCGGTACAACCAAATTCTAAGCGTACTGTTGCCAAATAAATTAGCTCCAACATTGCCGGGATATTGGTCTGTATTTATAACAATATTTGAAGCTATGATACTTACATTATTTCCGCTAAATGAAAGTATCCAATAATAATTACGGTTTGCTCCCTGCAAATAACTTTGTCCAGAGGTCGGGTCGTATACTGTATTAGAACTTATGTTTACACCCTGTTTGACAGCCGTACCTAAAGTAATTGTTGATCCGCTTACAGAGCCAGCAATTAAATGATAGCCAGTTAAAACCCCGCCGGTTGCGGTGTCATTATAATACCCAATAATAAATTTATTAACTGTGGGGTTGTAAGAAGCGTTTATATAGTAACCAAACTGATTATTAAACTGAACCTCTGTGCCGCCAACCAAAGAAGTGCCGCTAACCTCCAAAGTTCGACAGAACATATTTACGCCGTTATCGTACACTGCAACGGTTCTATTTGCCGTGCTGTCATAGGCTGCTGTCATGTAATAGCAGCTACTTGTGTTTTTTAAATCAAACAATGCACCTGCCGACACGCTTGTTCCGCTGATTGTCAAAACCCTTGCGCTAGGATCGTTGGTGTTTTCCTTGTACACTACAACACTCTTTTGGGCGTAATCATCGTAAACTAGCTTTTGAATTACGTCTGCTTTGACATTTGTTGAAACATCAATTCTTGTACCAAAGCTAATAGATGTACCGCTTACAGTGCCTACTGCTGCCCTCATAGTGTCAGGAGTTCCCGGCGTATGAACCCAGACAAGCAAAAATTTTCCAGCATTTGAATCGTATACAATGGTGGGGAAGTTTTGATCAGTAGTTGAATCTACAGTTACAACTGAGCCAAAGGTTATTGCAGTTCCATTTACAGTGCCGACTACTGCTTTTATTCTATCACTGTCTGCTTGCTCTCTATAGGTAACAACAATCTTAGAAGTGCCGTCAAAGGCCCCTTGTAAGGGCTGATCACCCTCATAATAGGGGGCGGCAGTAGAAGCATCCACTACACCGCTGCTTTCTTGTTCGCATACAGCAACCGTACCGTCAGACTTAATGCCTACAATGTTTCCTGCGCTTATGCTGCCACTGGCAGTAAACTCTTGCTCACCGCCGCCTGATGCCTCTACCCAGCTAATATCATCAGCACCAGCGGTCAGTACTGTACCCGTTGCGCCCTTGCTTAGTCTTGCTGTGGCTGCGCTGCTGTTACCGTAAATAATAGAACCACGGGGTACTGCGTATAATGTATTTAGTTCAGCCGCCGTACTGGTAACTCCAAGATTTGGTAAAGTTATACCTAAGTTTGTTCTTGATGTAGATGCACTTACTACGTCCGACAAATTGTTTGCAGCGGCTAACCCACCACTAGCTACAAAGGATGTAAACGCTACAATCTCTATAATGTCATTAACCAAAGCAGCGGTAGCCAACACAACGTCAGAGCCGTTGGTCGCGGTGTAATCGGCAGCAGCCAGCTTTACGCCGTTCATATATACATCGACAAAACCCACGCTCTCCGTTAGGGTCAAGCGGTATAAATTGTGGATCAATCAGACTCATTGGGTATGCAGCGTTAGTTGGAATGTCACGCAAAGACTGCCTGTAGTTTGCCCACTCAGTGCTAATTGTAGGTGTGTCAGGCAACATCATCCAATCAGACTCCTGTAGTTTTAAGCTGCGCCATTTCTTAAAAGAAGATGGGGACGTATCCAAGCTATTATCTACAGACCCCAATACAAAATTTTTCATCGCAGGTTTCCCTTATCAATATATATGCTTGTAGAAGATAACGCAGTGCCAAATATACTCGTTGAGCCACTGCTTGCTGGATCAATTTCGGAGATAGTTGTATTTTGAGGAGCAAGCCCATAGGCTTTTCCTACCGTTAACCCTGACATGCTAGTATTTATACCCCCAGCGACAGTCACTTTTCCTGTAGCACCGTTGGAGATATTCTCCTTAGCGATGCCAACAAACTTGTGCATGTTCTCGTTTAGAATCTGTGTTTTAATACGACTATTAGCTTTCCAGACCCAAAAAGTTAGGGTAGAACTTATGGTTATAAAATTAGGAGCAGCGCCAGCAGAATAGCCTGATCCTTCTCCCCATTGAAAAGTAAACGGGTTAAGTGTTGGGGTGTTTCCAGAAAACGAATTTATTTGTAGTTTTGTAAAACTACCCTCACCAATAATTATGGTTTTTTGAGCTATTGAGTCGTAATAAGAACCTGCATACAAGTTAACGGGGATTGGAAGTTCACTTCCAAATGTAACACTTGTTCCTGATATAGTTCCAACTACTATTTTATAACTAGAAGCGTAGTAATTTAAAATATGCCTGTTAGCCACAGGATTGTAGCTAATACTTAAACCTGTAGTCCCAATGGTATTAAATACCGCTAAAGCACCAGCACTTATACTTGTGCCAGATACTGTTAATACCTTTGCATTTGACTTAGATACACTACCATGACTGTAGGCTACGAGGTATTTATTTGCGGTAGTATCATAAGATAGGCGTAGGTAATATTTAGCTCCAGAGGTGTTCTCAATGGTTAGTGCGCTTCCAGCCGAGACACTTGTCCCCGATATTGTCAGCACTCTGCCATAAATTTCTGTAGAATTACTAGAGTTTTTATAAACAATAACTGAACTTTGGCTATCGGAGTTGTATAAAACAAAGGGTCTATACATGCCACTTGCAACATCAAGAACTGTTCCGAAAGAAACGCTTGTACCTGAGACCGTTGCAACAACGGCCCTCACTATATAAGTGCTATCATCATTCTCCCAAACAATCAAAAATTTACCAGCATTAGCATCGTATGTTACTACTGGGTCATACTGATCAACTTGAGAAAGTACCGCTACCCCTGTGCCAAATGATATATTTGTTCCGCTAATAGTTCCTACGGCAGCGTATAGTTTGTAGCTGTCAGTGCTATTACACCAGACTACTAAAACTTTGTCACTTCCATTTGAAGCTGCCGCGATTGGTAACGCTTCGCGCACGTAGGCGTTGGAAGCACCTAATTCAACTATACCGCTTTCAGCTTGCTCCATTACCGCAACAGTACCGTCAGATTTAATTCCAACAAGCTGTCCTGCGGTGATGTTTCCGCTTGCAGTAAACTCTTGTTCACCGCCACCTGATGCCTCCACAAATGACAAATCAGTGCCATCAGATGTTAAGACTGTTCCCGCTGCGCCTTTTGCTAAAGCAGATGACACACCAGAGCTATTACCAACGTCAATAGAACCTCGCGTCAGAGCGCGTGTAACGGTGCCTGTAGCTGTTATAGCACCGCCAGCCGTCACATCACCTGTAGCTGTCAAGTTGCGAATCGCGGTAACATCTTTATTGGCATCTGCCGTAAGAACCTTGTTGGCCTCTGTAGTGCCGTTGGCTGAAGCCTTATCGTTAAGGTTTAACTCAGCGATAGACGCATCAATGCCTGATATTATTCCTGAAGATTTAGAGCCAATATATCCAGCCATTAGGTAATCTCCAGTACCGACAACATAGTGTCTAGGCCACTTGCTGTGTTAGCTACAACCTTAACCGCATCTGCGGCTTCTAAGATGATTTTACCGTCCAGCACGGACAAAGCGCCCTGCGCGGGAATAGGAGCATTTTTAATAATATAAAAGTCTGTACCACCCCTGCTTACGTAAGCACTTGCCGTAATCTGTGTGGTTAGAATGTTTGCCAAATTAATGCCAACCGCAACGGTCTGTGTGTTTGCAGCTACTGTACGGACAGTAACAGGGCTGGTGCCTGTGGCGCTTGCCAAGTAACTCTTAAAGGTATTAGCCATATTCTATCCTAACGCTATGCTTAATGCCAAAACATCACCAATGCTCGCTGGAGCTTGGCCTGCTATAAACAGACTAGGGACACTTAGACCCGTAAACGCATCTGTCATTGCTGCCCCTGCCCCTGTACCATCGGAAAACACTGCCTTAACTTGACCACTAGGGATAGTTATTGTCGCCCCTGACCCCTGTTTAATGATAATGTTTTGACTTCCAGTTGTAGCATTTTCTATAAACCACATCTTACTTACTGAGGTGGGTCCAATAGTAATAGTACAAGCAGAGTCTAATGTGCCTGTATATTTAAGGTACATGGACCTACCTTGAGCAGAGGCTCCATCGGTAAGCGTGGTTGTATGGGTATCTGCGTTAGTAGTTATTGCTTCAGTGCCAAAACTAAAGGACTCGGCAATAAGTTCTAAATTTGTGTTAGTAGTAGTACCCCACGTACCCGACTGCTCGCCAGTACCTATCTCTTCTAAACGAAGATCGTTTGAATAAACACTAGCCATGTAAGTTTCCTAAACTAGATTGATTGTTGGATTTATACCGCGCTTGTAGCTAAGACGCAATCTTTTTCCAAGTTACCGTAGAGTTGGTATTCACAGGTGCCCAACTTTCCGAAGATGTAGGGCTTATACCTGCCCAATTTGAATTGTGTACGGGCACTATTTTACTCCATACAAGCACTCCGCCAGACTGCCCTGCGGCCTGTACTCCTGATACAGTTACGCTAGCGCCTTCTTCTACAGACACAACGCCCAGACCTAGAGTACCTACTACACCTACTGCGGGTTGTGTAACGTCGCTAGTAGTTGTGCTAGCGCCCGAAGCTCCAGTGCTAGACAATCCTGTAACAGGTATATTGCTATCTGCAGATGCTGTAGCAGTTCCTATATACCCCTGTCCCGCTACACCACCAACATCGGCATTGCTATACGTAAGAGTTATAGTACCTAACTGACCTGTTGCAGCAACTCCTGTTGCAGGTAAAGAGGAAGATTCGTTAACAGTTACACTGCCAACACTTCCAGTAGAAGATATACCTGTGAGGTTAACAACACGCCCAAACCTTGTGGTAGCTGTACCTATGGCTGTACTGCCTACAACGCCTACAATCGGCAGAACTGATTCAGCTACAATAGATACTGTACCGACAGAGCCTATAGAGTTTAGCCCCAGCGCAGATATGTTGCCATCTGAGTCAATTACAGTAGTCGCAAGGACTGATGTTCCCAAAACTCCTGTGACAGGTACTGTCGCAAGTCCTGTTTGAGTTGTTGTACCAATTTGTCCGGTTGCGCTGACACCTGTTGCATCTATGCGAACAACAGTAGTTACTGAGCCAACAGAACCATTTAATGCTGGAAGAACACTTGCTTCGTCCCAAGCCCCAAAGCCCCAAGTAGATCGGCCCCAGCCACCTAGATATACAGTGGACATGAGACGCTACCTTTTAAGCTATGCGAATGATCGCGTTAGAAGCATCTCCAGTTGGCATTACAACTGTAAAGTCTCCAGCACTTGCGGCTTTATCTGAACCAAAGTCCAGTACAGCTACTGTAGGATCGCCAGATGCTGCCTCATTGTAGAATAAAGCTCCACGAACCGCGCTAATTGTAACATTTGAAAATACAACATCATTAGCGTCTACAAAAGCAGTTGTGCTGGAAGAGGTAGGGGTAACCGTAGTGATGGCGTTTCCCTTGGCTGTGTAGTTTGTGCCAGTAACTTCATTACCAGAAGTATAGGCAGTGGTCGCTGCATTAAAACTAGCACTATTGGTATACAGAGCCAGCTTAAACACATTAGATGCTGCTGTGAAGTTGTGTATACCTTTAAGCAGTTCTGTCTTAAACGAAGTACACATGAAATTGCCTGAAAATGCCATTTACATATTCCTTATATAGTTAGCTAGTTTTGGGTGCCCAGCATCTTTGATTGCATTATATATAGTAGTTCTGTCGCTTTGAATAGCCTGTTTCATGTAAGAGGCTATAACACCTGTCATCTGCTGTTTGTAAGCTACTGCTTGCTCTCTTATTACGGGAGGGGCTTGTTCAGAAACGTGTAACAGCTTGTCAGTACACCTCTCAGCAACTTCTTCAGGTGTGAATCCACGATTGTTGGTGGTCCTAACCTCAACGCTACCCACAGACATATGAAACGGCATGTCATTCATCTAAAGTTTCCATCCCTATAGCTATCGCCCCTACTGGCAGCATCAATTACAGAAAGTTGTGTTAAAGCAGATTCATATCGTTCTTTATAAGTCTGCATTATATCAGGATCGCCCTTCATAAACGTATACGCTTCTACTAAAGAACCATACAAGAGTACAGTGTCAGCGTTTTCTCCAAGCCAAGATGTGGTTGTGGTCACAATAGAAGGAGGTTCAAAATAATAGTGTAACTCAACTACATAGTTTGCATCGGGTGTTGGTCCTACTATAAAGTGCCCGTCAGTGTTAGCGGCAATAGCATCGCCATCGAACTGACCATAATATTTAGGCGCACCTTCCGTAGCCGCTACAGGGTAGGCTTCCCGCATGAAGTTAACATCTTTCTCTAACAGGTACGTATACGCTGCTGTGGTGGGGTCAACAATGGCGAGAGAAAATACGGCCAGAAAGTCATCGGGTCGCTGCAGATATTGATTACCTTTAGTTAGAGAACCTGTGCTGTTGGACCTAACTTCAGGTATAGTAACAGTACGGAATATACGTTGCTCCGCTTGCTGAACAAACGTAGGGATCAAAGAAACAAACGTTGCCTCTGTGTTCTCTGTATAGTCTTTTATGGCTTGCGTAAGCTCAGTATAATTCATTACTCGGCCTCGCTGTATAAGTTGTCGAATATTTGCGTTACATCTAATGTGTAGTCTAAATCAGATTTAGAATAATGTATATGTTGTGATGGCTTAAAGTCTGGTGCGCCTTCACCTGTTTCAAACCACGCAGGATGTGTTACCCGTACTCTGTTGTTGGGTAACGCCACTATATTACCTGTCCACTTGCCTGCATCTAGTAACTGTAGCACATGCGCTTGTTTGTGTTGCGCTGGATCATCTGCTACATCTGTGTCG